GGTCCTGATGTTACCAAATAAGATACTTCTATTCTTGCATTGTTCTCTAACTTTTTACCTAGAACACCATCGCCCATCAATATCTCATATCTCTCATCTTCTATCTCATCTAAGAAGAATACCTTTGATGTACCATCAACTCCTAGTATATTGTCTGCAACCAAATAAGGTTCGTTAAAAGACCCACCAGTAGGATATACCTTAACTCTAATTGTATTGGTGTCTATGTTAGCATTATCAAGAATAAATCTCTGTGATTTTACTGCTGTGCTAACAACAAAAGTATTTGTAATTTGTGTACCTTCATTTACAGCAACATTTGTAAAAGTTGCGACACCATTTGCTACCTGTGCCTTTACATCATCTATTGTAACATAATTGTAAATGCTATTATCATAGGTTGCAGTAAAACCTGTTCCCTTCTTAAGAATCAACTCTTTGTCAGTTGTAGGGTTTGTATAGTTGACTGTAAATGAAACGTATGCTGTGGGAGATGTAGCAGATTTTGGTCTATATCCTAATTGCTTTGCTATTGCTACTACATTGTCCCTGAGTGTTGCTGAATCAATGAATAACTCATTGACTACCATATTGGTATTAAATGCTGTGTAGTAGGTATTATAGGCAAGTGTATCAATAAGAACAGACAGAGTAGATCCCTCAAAATCATAGTCAGAAAAATCTGACTGTGCTCTCATGTATTCTTTGAGAGAAGTCTTGATTTGATTAAAATCTAAATTGGAGACCTGAGTGTAAGGCATTATCTTGTACGTTCTAGAAATACTTCAGCACCTACTACCTCATCCTCTCTACCAACAATTATATAACTTAATTCTATGTTATACCCATTGTTCATAAAATCTGGATTACAATCAACTGCTTGAACTCTAACTCTAGGTTCATAGTTACTGATAAGTTCTGTTACGACTTGACCCATGATACCAGAAGAACCATAGTCTAATGGTTCAAATAATAAATCACGAAGTCCACTACCTAACTCAGGTTGAAATGGTCTTTCACCCTTATTAGTCTGTAACAGATTAGAAATTGACTGAGCAATAGCAACCTTGTCCTTCACACTAACCAGATCGTTAGTGACAGGATGTTTTTTGAATGTAACACTCAAATCCTTGAATGTTTGAAAGGTTGACATTTAAAGACAGCGTAGGCTGCTATTATTTATCCATCTTTTCTGAATTTAGTCCATTCATTGAGGTATTCTCTCTTTCTTTTCATCTCAAAGAGTTCTCGTTCATCATTCTTTTCAATTTTGTCTAACCATTTGTCAGCATCGTACTCAGAAATGAGTTTCTTGCCACTTTTCTTAAAATCTTCCGATTTGTCTACTCGTACTACCATGGGTCTTATTAGATAAAGTATTCTAGTTGGTCGTCAGAACTTTTATCGGGGTTACCATCCCTCTCTCTAGGTGTTTCCCAGAAATAATCGTCAGTATCGCCTAACCGTCCCCACTCAGTCCCATTCTCTACTTGATACTCTATGGTAGAAACCTTAAA